TGGCGAGTAGATGGAATGCCCAATGAAGCAGGAGATTGTATGATGATCTACTATATAGATTCAACAGAACCTATCTTAGGATTTCATATAGCAGGAAGTGACATGGCATCTTATTTGGCGTCTTTCTTTAAAGAAGACATACCAGAAAAAGTAAAAGCGCAAATGGCGCCATACATACACCCTGAAGTGGAAATAGATTATTCAGAAAAAAGAGTTTATGACGGAATCAAGTATTTAGGAACAGCGACCAAGGGTAGTTTTATACCTATGGATACAGCATTGAGACCGAGTAGACTTTATAGACAAATGGAGATGGACGATGAGTTTGCGTTGAGATATGGTGAACAACCAAGTCAAGCGCCAGCAAAATTGAGGAGATTTAGATTAGCAAATTACGATATGATAGACCCGTTGGACAAAGCGATGAAGAAATTCGGAAGCGTACCAAGTACGACGTGGACTCATGTTGATGAAATGTTGAGCGATGTTAGATTCGAAGAAGCAGGACTCAAAGTGCCAGTAGGCAAAATATTCATTTTGAATATCTACCAAGCATTATTTGGAGTACCAGGACTAATTGATTCCTTGGATCCGACGAAGTCGGTAGGATATCTATGGAAGAAGAAAGGTTTTAAGAATCGAAGACAGCTCTGGGAAATCAGAGGAGGAAAGCAATGGATAGATCCCAGGTTGATAGCCGAAGTGGATAAGATGATTGCAAACATGAAGAAAGGATACTTTCCGTACAATATAGCGGAAGGCACACTGAAAGACGAATTGCGAGATTTGGAACGAGTCAATTTAGGAAAAACTCGTTTATTTTTCAACGGAGATCTAGTTTTGTGTATCGTCAAGAAAATGTTTTTAGGACATTGGATGGTATTGCAGAAAAGAGATTTGCATGAGACCAGCTCATCAGTGGGCGTTAACGTGTATTCGATCGATTGGTCGGTCATTTATTCGAAGTTAAAAAGGCATGAGGCCTTAATGGCTTTGGATGCCATAGGTTTCGACATGCACATGAAGAATGTGTTTGCAGGACTGTACGGAAAATGGCTGAATTACAATTTCACGAAAGGGAGAGTAGATTTAGGAGAAATGAAACTAGAAGAAGAAGAATTGAGTAGCGTTTTGCGATGCATAGCTTATAGCAGTTTCAATGCAGTAGTAGTAGTAGGAAAAGATGTATATCTTTATGAGGGAGTAGTCTCGGGAGACTATTGTACCTCAAATGTGAACACATTTTGTTCGATAATAATATCGTACGTGTGTTTCTTGTTTTTAGCAGGAAAACTACGGTATTTGGACAATACAGCGTCAGAGTTTTACGGAGACGACAGTGTGGAATCAGTATCGAAAGAAGCGATAAAGAAATACAATATGATTACGAAGATG